TTCTTTTGTAATTGGGAAGATGATGATTTTTATAAAGAGGATGGTAAGTGGGTACTTACTCAATCTGATTCTACTGACAATTGCTTTGAAGAAAAGTGGAGAAAAAAGTATTGGGAGAAAAGATAATGGATTTATTTATAGCTATATTTAAATCTTTTTTTATAGCAATACCTGTATGGATTTGCTATATAGCATTAAAAATTAAATTACAAATGTGGAGAGAAAAGAAATGAGGCATTGTACGAAGATTTAATTATAATAATAACAGCTATATTAATACATTATGGATTAGAATATGGTAAGGCTAAAGGCGATTATTCGTGTCCTCCATATTGCGAAGTAAAACATAAACATATAATAAGTAAGGAGAAGTTAGATGATTGGTTCAATGGTAATATCAATGTTGAAAGAGAAGAAGGAAAGTATTTGTACTGAATTAAATGGTATGATAAATATTCCTTTAGTATCAGAAAAGAAAGAACAAGCTTGTATAGAGTCTGTTTTTGATGCATTTATGGAAGTATTAGAGAAAGTACTTGCTGAGAAAAAATAATGCCAAGAAAAGCATATAAAATATCTGATTTTAGTGGTGGTATAAATAACCATTCTGATTCTAAAGATTTAATAGAAGGTCAATTATCTGATGCTGTAGATGTAGATGTTAGCAATAAAGGTATAATATCTAATATGGGGAAACCTGTAAATGCTACTCAAATAGGTAATGATACTGAAATGAATCCTGTAAATACAGGGGCTGGCATTAAAGCAGGTCAAGGATTGCATAGCTTTTCTTCAGATAGAACTGTATTATCTAGTCTTGGTGCTAATCTTAGTGTAGAATTAGTTGCTGCAGGAGTTTCTGATCAAAATGCTAAAGCTAGAATAGTTATACCAGATAACAATAGAGTTGCTAATAGTGGTGATTTATTCTTTGTTATTAGAACTGTTTCAGATGGGTATATATGGGATGTAATGGGGAGTGGTACTATAAGTAATCCGAATAGGACCTCCCTTTATGTCCTTAACGACGATGCATATGGGGATAATACATCTTCAAATATAGCAGATAATTTTGTTACAGCATTTAATGGTGGTACAGGTATAGATGTTAAATATGGATCAAGTGCTAATGAAACTATGACTTGTGTAAAAACAGATTTGGGTTCAAATGGGCATGAAGTTGAAATAACTTTTGGAAATTCAGGTTCAGGTGTAGGAGCTAATGGAATAGAATTTGAAGTAAAAATGTTCTTATATCAACCTACTGATCAAGATATAACTTGGAGTGATGGATATGGAGCTGATTTAAGAGATGGCAATGGAAACTCTTATTATGGTCTTTACTTCAATGGAAGTATGGGATTAGCATATATATGCCAAGATAATAGTGGAAATGCTGACAATTTTAGTATTGGTGAGTTCCATGATGGTACAGGAGCAGTTAAGCATAAGATGAAAATTACAGCAACAGCACCTTCTTCAGGTACTCACATATATAGAATATATGTTAATGGAGTACAATTTTTATACAGTAGCAATACAACTAATGCTAATACTTTGGCATCAGGCATAGATGGGGTTTTAGATGCTGATGGAGATAATAAAGTAGATGAAACAGATGCTAGTACTACAGATATGAATATAAATGGTACTACAATAGATATTAGTGTTTCTACTAATGTTGTTACATTAGAATCTGCTACTGCAGGAGCTTCTCAAATATTTTCATTATCAGCATTTACATCAGCTATAGCAACTACTAATGTATCAGATAATCATATAGTTTTTTGCGATAAAAATGGAACTGTACATCTATATCATTCAAGTATTAATTCATGGGATACTCCTGGGATAGATGTTAATAGCACAGCAGCAGGGACAGTACAACCAAGATTTTATTCTGATAGTTCAGCATTAAGAGTTTGTGATTCTGATTTTTCACATGCAAATCAAACATCAAAATGGTATGGATATATTAATACAGGTGATATGTTTGTTGGAGGTAGTAATACTTTTTCAATAGAGCAATGGAGTGTTGAAGATGTAAGTGTTGTTGGTGCTAGTGCTGATTATGAATTTACTGCTGATATGTCAGGTACATCAGGTGGTGCTACAGATTGGGTTAGTGATGATGGTGGTACAAAAGCTACTAAATTCCATTTAAACTTATTATTTACAGGATCATCTACAGATGCTCTTGCATGGGGTGGAGATACTGGAGATAAATATAAATTTTATATAACAGCAATTTATGACGGTTCGCAAGAATCTGTTCCTGTAATAACATCATCAGAATATACAGCTACAGCTAATCAAAATTTAGAAATGAAAGTAAGATTAGGTTATGGAGGAGGAAATAACCCTACAACAACTAATTATATATTTCCTAAAAGGCAAACAGCAGCTAGATTATATTTTGCAAAAGAGTCAGAAGGTTATGGTCAATTATATTCTTTAGCTACATTTGATTTTAAAGATGGATTACTCAGAGCAGATGGTCAAGGAGATGTAGTATGGCAAGATTATGATGCTACAGGAACGGAAGAAGATCAAGTTATGATAGCAAGTGGCACAAATGGAGAGGCTATAACTTTTGCTGGTGAGTATTTATTAGATCCTTTTGAAGAATTAAATGGTTTTAGACCTACAGAAGAAACAATTGCTGTTGATGGTTGGAAGACATCAGCTATATCAGGGAGAAGAATGTTCTTAGGGAATGTTAAATATAATGGGGTAGTATTTAATGATAGAATGATTGTTTCTCCTTATAATAGATTTGATATATTTCCTTCAATAGGTATAATGGATGTAGCTGTTAACGATGGTGAAGAAATAATAAAAATAGAAGCTTATGCTGATAGGATATTGCAATTTAAAAGAAATACTTTATATATAATTAATGTATCTCAATTAGACCAAGAATTTGTAGAAGATACCCATAAATTTAAAGGTGTTTTAAGTCATGAGCATACAATCAAAACTCAATATGGTATAGCATGGGTTAATGAATATGGAGCATATTTATATAATGGAGATTCATTATCTGTATTAACAGAAAGTGAAGAAGGTGGAAGGTTAATAGATGAAGATACTTGGGGAAGCTTTATTACATCTGATAGTATTTTAGGATATCATCCTTCATCTCATAAATTAATTGTTTTAAGATCATGCAAAGCAGGGACAAATACAGGTGATATATATGTTTATAATTTTTTAACTAATGCTTGGACTTTTGGGGATTCAAGGTTTAAAGATTCTGTAGTAGTAAGCAATTTTATAACAAGAGCTGATGGTGAAATGATACAACTTAGAGAAAGTAATTTTAATGATGAACCAATGGAATAGGAGTATATATGCCTCAATGCACATTAAGTAAATGGGATGATTCAGGAGCAAGAACTGAAAATTTTTCTGTAGTATTTAAAGCTTTAGATTTTGGTAATTCAACTGAATTTAAAAAAATATCTAACATATATTTAACCTTTAACAATCAAAGTAGTACTACAACTTTATTAACTTTGCATTATAGAAGTAATGCTACAAGTGATTTTACAACTATTGGGAGTATTCAATCTACAACATCAGGTACTGAAGAAATAAAAGAAGTTAAATTAAGCCCTATAATTAAAGTAAAAACATTCCAATTAAAAATTACAGGATTACAATATACTGAAGGAGATTTTAGTATTAGTGATGTAAATATATTATATCGACCTTTAAGAGATTATTCAACAGATGAGATATAGTCATAAAAAAACTATAAAAAAAAGAGAGAGTCCTAGCCCATTTAAGACTGTTATGGGTAATGGTATCCCTCAATCAGATGAGGGTAAAAATGGAGATTTTACTGTTAGGAAAGTTCCATACAAAGGAGTATTTCTTTATTATAAATTTAACAATATTTGGTATAATGTAAGACTAAGCATAGATAGAAAAAGTTCTGAAGAATCTGAAGTTCAATTTGATAAAGCAGGTGATATGAGATTACCTTCATCTATAAATTTAAGCATGAGTCAAGGTAGAACTTTAACTACAGGGAATATTAAGTCAAAAGGTACTATAGAACATTCAGGGCAGTTATTTCTACTTAAAGGAGCTGCTGCTACTGATGTAACAAGCTTTGGTCAATTATGGGTTAGAACATCAAATAAATCATTATATTTTGATGACGAAGATGGTAATTCGCATTTAATAAGTAATTCTGGTGGGACTATATTAGATTCAAGGTCTCATAATCCTGGGAGTGTATCATCATATACATTGACAACAAGTTTTGCTACAATAGACACTACAAATGCTAAAGTTGTGTTTAAAGCACCAAGATCAGGTAGTGTTATGATAGATGTGCAAATTACACATTACCCAGGCTCTTCTGCTAATAATGTATATCTTGGCTTATCTGATAATACTACTTATAATACTGTTGGAGCTGCTTATGAAAACCTTGCAAATCATGGAATAACATATAATAAATTAATAAGGCATAGATGGGTAGTAGGTAGCTTGACTCCTTATACTACATATACTTGGTACATAGGTGCTAAAACAGATGTAGCATCAGGCACTTTAAAATGGGGTGGTACAAGCTCATTAGATAATGCACCATTAACTGTAATAACTACTGCTTTATAGTCAGTATAGTACTAATTTTGTATTAAAATAATATTAAAATATTTTGTATATTAATTACCAAATAGAAGGATATATAATATGGCATCAACAAAAATAAGAAGATTGCAAATGATGAGAGATAGTGGCTCTATACCACAACGCTCTAAAGTTCCTGAGTATTTAGCAGATTCAGCTAAATTAGGATATAAAGCTGTTGATATGGTAGACAAATACAATCAAACTATAGTAAATAATTTATCTTTGGTTGAAGAACATCCTAATTTATTTGAAGTTACTCCTTCTTACAATGAAGGGAATTTTATTCAAAATATAGTTGCTAATAAATTAAGAGATCCTTTAGAAAGAATAAGCATAAAAAACAATTTAGATGTAACACAATTAATGGAAGCTAGTGATATACTTGTAGATAAAGGTCTTAATGAAGATGCTATAAATACTTTTCTAAATACTGATTCATCTAATAAAGGAGCCAAAGCAATTGATAATAGTCTTAATTATATAAAAGGTAAGATAGATCAAGATATTTTTAATAAACTTAGCACTGTAGGTGAATCTGCATCAGGTGCAATGAATAAAATTTCTCCAGTAATATCCGTAGCGAGTGCAGGTAAACATTTAGTTGAAGGAGATATAAAAGATGCTGGGCATGATGCATTAAGAGCAGCTTATGCACCTTTAGCGACAGCAGGTCCTATAGGATGGGGAGTTATAGCTGTTAATGAACTTTGGGACTTTTTTAGTTAAGGAGATAATATGAGTAAAAATAGAGCAAAATTTGGTAGAAAAGGAGATACTGTAATAAGAAAAGTTAATGGAGTTGATTCTCATGTTAGCAAAGCAGAAGCTTACCTTATAGATAATTATGGAAAAACAGGTCAAGAAATTGTATCTGAAATTGGTGCAAATACTAAAAACCCTGTTACAGGTTTGCCTGAGTATTATACTTGGGAAGATTTTGAAGGTGATTTAAGGACAGGTGCTGATTATGCAAAATGGGTATCTCCTACCACAGCAGCAGGTATGTGGGTTACTTCTGAAATTATTGATTTTAATAGAGATCGTGGAGAGTATTGGGATAAGCATGTTGGACGTGGTTCTTTTATTAGAGGTGTTACAGGAGAAACTAAATGGAAACCATTTGCTGATTATAAAGAAGGTGGAGGTCAATTAGGAATATTTGGGAAAACAAAAGGAAGAAGAGATTGGGAAAAGAAAAGAGCTAAATCTAGGAAATTAATGGTAGAATCAGCTAGGGAAGATTTTAGACCTAAATTAGAATATGATGAACTTGGGTTGAGTGGTGGATTTGGTGAGAATATATCTATGGCTCAAAGCGATTTAACAAAAGCCAGATCAAGATATGAAGAAGATACAGAAACTTGGGGAGAAGGTGGAACAGAAGAATTAGCTGCTTTAGATACTTTAGAAACAACTAAATCAGATTTAAAAAGGCATTTAAGGCAACAAATACAACTATCTAATGAAGAAAAATTAATGGGTAGTAGAGAGGTTGAAGCTCAGAAAATAGCATCAGGAATGGCAATGCATGGAGCTTCTGAAGAAACTGCTTTAGTTCCTGATTCTGATAAAGAAATTGAAATAGGTATAGTAGAAACTGAAGAAGATATAAAGAAAGCTGAATTAGGATATGCTGATAGAATAGCTGATATAAGAAAAACATTTAAACAACAAGTTCAAGACCCTTATGATATTGCTTTAGAAGGATATTCTGACTTGTTTAAAGGAACCAATAGTATACAAAAACAATATGAAAACTTTATTAAATCAATAGAAGAAGGATTCTATACTCAACAAGCTGATCCTCATGATGCAGATTATAACGAAAGATATGCTGGTAGTCATGTAGGTACATTTTATGACGAAGTAGATACAGAACTTGATAGAGCTAGAACTATGGATTTTGGTGAAGAATTTAAATTTAGAGGGTAATAATGTCTGACATACTAAAGGTATTAAATAGCTTAACTGATATAGCTCAAATGCATTATACTACTGAGTTAGCAAAATCTAAACAAGAAGCTGAGATAAATCAAAGAAATGCTATAGCTGAAAGAAACCTTCAAGCTACAAAAGAACGTGATCAAATGAAAATGACTTACGATAATTCTGTACGTGAAAATGTTGAACTTAGAAAAAGAATAGATGATTCTTTAAAAAGATTAGGTGAGTACAATATTGCTGTTGATAGCATGAAAGGTTTAGATGAAATGTTGACATCTTTTGGTTCTGGCGATTTAATAAGTGGCAAAATGGAAGAACATCAGGGGGATATAAGAGGTTATTCTACAGACTTTAGAGATAATGAAAATGTTCAAAAAGGATTAGACTTTGCATTAGAGCATAATAGTAAAGTATTGCAAGGATTAAGCATTTTAGAAGCAAAGGCTCAAGATGAAATAAATAAAATTGGAACAAATATTCAAGCATTAGGAGATGATACACTTGATAGGGTTTTAGATTTATCTGATTATATAGCAAGATCTGAAAATATAGGAAAAGAAGAAGCTGACATAAAAGCAGCTCAATTAGCTGATGTAGTTGTTAAAAACGCTAAAGATACTCAAGTGATGGGAGTAGATCATGTGCAATGGATGTTAAAAGAGGGAGGAGAGAGAACAAAAGCGAATGCATTTGTTGATATGTTACATAATCACTCTGGAGATAATATCCCATGGTCTATAGATGAAAATTATATAGAACAAGCTAAAGAAACAATGGTAAAAGGTGGTTATTGGGATGCTGAAACTTTAGATGAAATGAATAATATGGATTTTTCAAATGTTATTTCTTTATATAATGAAGAAATGAGTGGGATAGATACCCCTGAAACAAGAATGAATGCTAGTTTAAAAGCTATAAAAGACTATTATAGTCCCCAAGGATTTGGTGGTAAAGTTATAGCAAGTCAAGCTCCTACAATGGAAGAGTCTTTAGATATGCTTAAAACTATAAGTGCTGTAGATTCTTTAAAGGGTAAAGGTGCTAACGATGATGTTAAAAATTATTTAAAGTCTATGGATGAAACTATAAGAGCAGGCAATACTAATATATCTAGAATTAAAACTAGTAAAATTGATGATGAATATCTAAATCGAATTGGCAATATAGATTTTGGAACAAAATACGATAAAGGTTATTACGCTAATAATCCTGTAGCTATTTCACAAGCAAAAGCTGATATTGAAACAGCACTTAACAATTTAAGCTCATGGGAAACTACTATTAGTAGCGCAGGAGGTGGAAGAATATTAAGTGATTCTGAAATGAAAGCTATAGACTCTGCTATAGAAGTAGGCGATTATCAATTAGTTGTGGATACCTATAAAGGGAAATTGGGTGAACTCGATCTTATATGGGGTAGAGGCGATGAAACTGAAGGGACTGCTCAGCATTTTGAAGCATTGTTAAATCAATGGCAACTTTTAAATGATTATGAAGGACAATTAAGTAGTGCAGGATTCTCTATGGGTAATACAAATATTAACCCTCAAACTAATAATGTAAATAAATTAAAAGATAAATATAAAAGCAACTTTGTAGATTTCTCAATTACAAACTAATAAAATATGTCTCAAAATATATTAACTAAAAGTCAATTGCTTAGAGATTTTAGGGATGCAACAGGTCGTCAATATAATACATATACTGATGATGAGTTGTTTACAGTAATAGAAGAAGAAACTGACTTAACAAAATACTTACCACCTGAACCAGGTTTATTAACTAAAACTACTCAACCGTTTAAAGATTTAGGAAGGCAAATTAGGGATTGGGTTCCATCATTTGCAGCTAAGGGTGTTGTAAGTTTGTTTGACATGGATCCATTAGGTACTAAAGAAACTATGACTAATCTTCTTATTGCTCAAGAGAAGAAGGAAAGTCCTGAAAAAACTACAGATGAAATACGGAAAGAAATGTATGATAGTTCAGCTATAAAACCTTTAGATGACTGGGCTAATGCAGCAATAGAAGATGCTGTTCAATATGAAAAAGATTTAATTAAAAATGACCCTATATATGCTGGTTATAAAGCATGGGTACAAGAAACTCCTTTTACTGAAAATTGGCATAAACCTGATGTATTATATAGAGCATTTGCTAATGGGTTACCATCAATGTTATTAGCTTATGGTACAGGTGCAGGCGTTGGTTTATTAACAAGAAATCCTGTATTAGCTGCTTATACAGTAAGAGGAATGACAGGAATGCTAGAAGGTGCTAGTGAGCTAAACGAGGGCGCACAATACCTTATGCAAGAGAAGGAAATAGGAATAGATACATTTAATAACGAAATGAATCTTTATAAAGATAGTTTGCTTGAAATGAATCCTGATCTTGTAGAAAGTCAATTATCTTCTCAAATAAATCAATATATAAAAGATAATTATAGAATAGATAGAGAGAATAAGACTGTATTTAAACTAGGATTACCTGCGAATGAAGCTGCTGATGCTGCTATAGGAGCTGCTGTTCTTACAGGTATAGGGGCTCAATGGTTAGAAGGTGGAAGGGTTCCTAAAGTTTGGGAATCTTTTGGTGGTGATCAAGCTATGACTCGTGGAGTTTGGGGAAGAATAGTTAATAAAATAGATAATGGTATTAGAAGGATTCCTAAAATAGGAGAATCTAGTAGATTAATAAGAGGTGGTAAACCTTATTATAAAATACTTACTAATGCTGGTGGTGAAGCTTTTGAAGAATTGTCTCAGTATACATGGCAAATTGCTAACCAAACTTTATTACCTATGGGTTATAAGGATGAATCTTTTTCTGAAGTATATGATATGGATGAGGCTATTGAATCTGCTGTTGGTGGCTTTAGTATGGGTGCATCAACGTCTTCATTGGGTGTGTTTATGGACAAAACAGGGCTTACTGATAGATTAAATAATTTTAGTAAAATAATTTCAGGTCCTGGCGTAGGTGAGTTTGTAGTAAGAAAAAATAAAGAAAATAAATTATGGAATCTTTACTATAGTGATAGTGAAGGATTAGTAAAATATACAAAAGATGTATCTGATGGAAGGCAAACTGAATTTTCAAATCAAAATGATGCTTTGATTGCTGCTCGTGCATTAGAGAATAGCATAACAGATGCTTATGATACTATTAAATTAAATAACCATAGAAACTTTTTAGATGCTGATGTTAAAGTGGAGGGTAAAAAAGATGGAAGTGGTTTTGAAGTTAATATATATGATAAAGATGGAAATACATTAGATAGTGAATCCTTTAATCTTGATCAAAAAAATGAAGCTAATCAAAGTGCATCTAATAAGAAGAATTTTATAAATAGCTTAAAAGATATAAAAAATAAGAATGAGAAAAAAGCTATTGATGGTAATATAGTAGAAGATAGTGACCAATATCAAGATGTTGCATTAAGAGCTTTAATGGGTCTTAAATTTAGAAACGAAACTGAAGCTGATGTTGAGAATAGTATTATTGAAAATTATGATGTATTAAAAAATCCTAAATATATAGAATCTATATTAGAGAGTAGGGGTGAAGAAGCATTAAAAAGCGCAGGGATAAATAAAGATGATTTTATAAATGAAGTTTCTAGGAACTCTAACTATGATGAAAATAAGATTAAAAAGTTATTAGAGACTAAGAAAAGTAAACTACCTAAAGATTTAAGCAAAGTGACTGTAGCTACTTATGATAAATTAAACAATCAAGATTTAAATTCTGTTTATAATTATTGGTCTAATAGATTATCTGAATCTGAAAAAAATAAAGATAAAATGGGTATTGCTGTTGCTAAAGGCAGATTGTCTAAATTGTCTGATGTTGCAAATAAAAAAGGTATAAGTTTTTCAAAAGAAACTACAATTCCTACTACAACTACTAAAGTTGAACCTAAGAGTATTATTCCTGATGAAAAAACCATGGAAGAATATGATGATCCTACAACTCCTTCTGTTGAAACTATAAGTCCTGAAGCTGCTGCTAAAATAGCTAAAGAAAAAATGGAGAAGATGGATGAGTATACTCTTAGAAGCCAAATAAAATTAATATCAGATAAGTTATCTAAGGGTAATCTTAAAAAAGTAGATAAAATTGTCCAAGAAGGAAGGTTAAAAAGGTATAAAGAAGAGCTTAAAAGAAGAAAATTAAAAGATCCTTTAATTGAGTCTAGACCTTTACCTGATCCATTTGCAAAAGATATTAGCAAAAAGAATCAAAAAGAAATAGATGAATTAGCATTTGAAATAGAAAAAGATATACAAGATGAAAAATTAACCGTTGATTGGCATCAAAAAGATCCTGGTAGAATAGGGAATATAGAAGTTAAAAAAGATTTAAGAGGCAAAGGCTTAGGTTCATCTACATATAAAAAGATAGAAAAAATATTCAAGCTTCAAAATAAGGATAGGATTAATATAAAAGCTAAACCTACTGAGAATACTGTTAATTTTTGGAAAAAGATGGGTTTTGTTGTAGTAGGCAAGGGTAAGAAAATTGTAGATGAATATGGTGTACCTCGTGTTCACATGAGCAAGATTATATCAGGTAAAGAAAAGTTAACAGAATATAAAGGTAAAGATTGGTGGGTTACAAAAACTCAGCAATTGAGTATGTTTGATAAAAGTTTAAAAATAGGTGATTTACAAACAATGCCTAATACTCTTTTGCATGAAAGCAATAGATTACCTAAAGATTTTAAGCATGAAAAAGGTTATAAAACTTTCTTTGCAGTTGAATCTGAACTTTTAAAAGACATTGATCATCCATTTGCTACTAGAGAATATATATATGAAGTTAGTGGAAAGCCTTTAAAGAAAGGTGCTATTAAATCCTTTCCTGATAGAGAATTTTTTGTAGCAAAAATAATAGGAGAAAAAGACCGAATCTTTTATCGTATAGTAGATTCAAAAACAGGTTGGTATCTTGGTACAAATGCAAATCTAAAACAAGCTATTAAAGATGCTAACTTAAAAGCTAAACTGATAAAGAGTAAAGGAGGTCCTTATAGTCAAAATCATTGGAAAGAACAAGAGCGAAACATTGGTGTATTAATAGGTGAGCTTCAACCTAAAACTATTAGTGAGTGGAGATTAAATTCAAAGAAAGAAACTCAGCAAGTAAAATTAGAAATCAATAAAGACCAAATACTTGAAACAGCTAAGAAAGACATATTAGGCAATAGACCTAATGAAGTTATAATTAATGAGTTGCTACAAAATTCAATAGACGCTGGTTCTACTGAGATAAGTATAAAAATAACTAAATCTGATACTTATGGTGGGTTTGTAATAACTGTTGTTGATAATGGTTCAGGGATGACTCCTGATGAATTTAAAAAACATATGCTTGTTTATGGTAATGTAGGTAGTAAAGATGAAAAATCTGCTGGTGGTTATGGTAGAGCTAAAGCAGGGTTTTTATTATTTCCTGAAAGAGTTTCTATCAATACAGCTAAAGATGGGTTAAATACTTCGCTTTTTGTAACAAATGAAGAATTAGTGACTGGTTCATTTCCTATAAATGTGTCTTCACAAGATAGGTTTAAAAAGCATAATGGAACTACAATACAATTATATTTAAATGAAATAGATGTATACGATATAAAGAGAGCTGTTAAGAATCATATAAAAACTATTAAGAAAGATTTAAAAATAAAATTCAACATATCCCTTAATACTTATCAAGATACTTCTGAAGAGCATACTTTAAAACCTATACAAATAGATGATATAGTTCATGATAGCATAAATATTGAAAGTAATGGCTCTCAAGTTGAAATACATTTTGTTAAAGATGATAATCCAAATACATATGCATGGGGAGGTCAATATCCTATAAATACTATGCTATTAAATAAAGGATTGCCATTACATAAACTATCAAAAGATAAATTTAAAGGGTATGGATTAAAGGGTAGAGAATCTAATTTTAAAATATTTATTAACTTTAAGAAGACTCCTTTAACATCTGATAAGAATTATCCATTTTTAAATAATAGAACTAATATTAGAAGCTCTATATATGATGAAATTGATAATGCGATAAGAGAAAGAATAAAAACTTTAAATGATGAGTTTTGGTCTTCTAATTTAAATGAGTTTGAAGAAGTATTAAACAATACAAGGAATTATGGTGGTGTTAGATTTATAATACCTATTAAAGAAGGATTATCAGCTTCAGAGCATTTAGATTTATATTCTGATGTATTTGATTTATTAGATAGCAATAAAAATGTAATGGAATCTGCTTCTTTGTGGTTAAATGACTTTAGGTCTATGCTTGAAGGCTTTGGAGAAGAAGGAAAGAATGTAGGTTTTACTGCTGAAAAAGGATTATTAGGATTTAGAACTAATACAGATTTAGGACTACCAGAGTTTTTAGCAATTAATCCATTTGAAATAGATAGAGCTTTAATGAAATGGGTTAAAGAAGATTCTAAATCAGATTATCCAAAAGCTGTAGATAGATATTTTAAGATAGATAATGTAGAATTTAGATATTCTGATCAAAACGACAAATGGCAAATTATTTATGATGAAAAATCTAAAGAGGATTTAAAGACACTACATGGATTATATAATCATCATTTTGTTTTTAATTATGGTGTTGAATATTTAAGTCCATCAGAAGCTGCTAAAGAAATTGAATCTATAGTTAATAATAGTGCTGAAGGTCGCATACACACTAGATTAGAAGCTAAAGAAGGCGTTAAAAGGAAAAACTATGCTAATGTAGACCTTGTAGTATATGATATGTGGAGAACTAATGTTTATCTTAAAGAATCAAATATACAGAAGAAAGATTTAAATAGAGTAAAAGCCTCTGCTATGGTGCATACTCTTATACATGAATATGCTCATAGAAAAGGTAGGGGTCATGATACAGAACATTCATATGAAATAGCAAGATTATATTCATTATTCACTCACAAAGAATTAAACAAATTGGAGGATAAAATTTATGCTTGGTACCAAAGTCAAGAAGGTCAAATCGGAAAGATACAAAGCGAACTCAAACAAATCTACAAAAGAATGGATAGAACAGTCACAGAGATTCGCAAACTTCAGACTTCAAGAAGGTCTTTACAACAATTCTCAGGAGGAAGCGAGTCTGCAATCTCTAAGCTCACAGTTGGAAGATTCGAAGAAGAAATAGGGAATGTAAGAGTAACTGGTTCTAAATTAGAAACTAATAGAGTTATAAAGTCTGCATGGAAGCATTTAAAGTCTTTATCAAAAGAAATTTCTTCGGAAGCCAATATAGACCACTTTAGATTAGCTATGCTAGATGCATTGCCTTTAGAACTGCATGAATACCTTCAAGAATGGTATAGAAATGAAGTTAAAAAAGATCCTTCTTATGAATTAAAGAAAACAGCAAAAGGTAAAGCATTAGATGTCTTTATGGACTCAGAAGACGTACAGAGTGCTGTAATAGACTTTATGGATGGAGTAGAAGAAGGTCTTGATGAAATAGTAAGCAAGAAAGGTAGTGATGAAAGAGCTGTTAATTTAGGAAATCTAACTTATTTTCATGAATTAGGTATATTAATAGAATCATCTCAAATGGCATCATTAAACAATAGAGCATCGAGAGCTGCTACATTTGAAGGATTTATAGAAGAAGCATTTGTACCTATAACTAAAAGACCTGTATTTAGTAAAACAGGCAAAAAGCTTATAACTGATAGGCAATACAGAGGATTGCTATTATATTACAATAGAATACAAAGTTCACTAAAAACTAATAGTGAGAATGGAGAGTATAATGAAAGAAATAATTATGAAATTGATGTATCCAATAAAGGCATTAGGTTTAGGCAAAAAGGTCCTGAAAATAAAAGGACTAATAACCAAAACAATCAATACGAAAAAGTAACCTTATTTGAGAATGATAAAAACAATAGATTGTTATTCCATTGGGTAGGGAAATCAGATGTTACAGAGCCAGGTCAAGCATTAATAGACTCTAATGGAAATAAAGTTGCTAATATGTTTGGTGAGACTCTTTATTCTACAAGAGTTAAATATGACTTTTTAAATCCCAAGTTTGACTTTAATAAGAAAATGATTTTTGATATGAGAATGTTGCAAAACACTGCTCTTAGAAAAAATAATTTAACTATAGCCTTTTCAGCAGGAGACAGATCAAGCGTTGCATTAGTAGATGTTAGAAAAATACATTATAATAAAGCTAAAAATGCTCAAGAATATTGGGACAATGAATTTGAAAATGGTTATGTTACCAAAAAGCAAATCAAAAACTTTATGGGTGAGTATTTAATGAAAAGAGCTAATCCAATAAAGCCTGATGCTTATTTTTTAGCATCTAACATAGCTGTTCATGAAGCTATGAAAAGAGTTTTGCCAAAATACTTAGAGCTTAATGGTTCTGAGGTATTTAAAAGATTAAAAATACCATTTACTCCTGTTACTATTAGTAAGAATCTTAGAGATATTAAAGTTAAAATATTTAATCCTAAAAATGTTACTTTTAGAATGCCTTTAGGTGATAGACAAGTAAAAGCTATGCAAAATATAGATGGTAAAATTGTATATATAGGTGATGGTGGATCATTAACATCTAAGTCATTCTTTGAAGATGCATCTAAATCTGTTGGATCTAATCCAAATGTAGGTAAACTTAAAACTGTTATATATAATAAGGTAGGAGACAATGTATTAGCTGTAAAACATATGCATTATTTACCTAATAGAAAATTAGAAATTTATGATGGTGAATCAATGATAGCTAGTATTGATAATAATGGCAATATAATAGATTCAGAAACAAATGAAATTATAGATGTTTTAATGACTAAAGATGAAGCTAAAATAAGTCAAGGTTTTGATTTAAATAAAATACATACCATACCTGGTTCATCTGTTGGTTTTATTACTCTTGATGATACAGCATCTAAAAATTTAAAGCATCCTATGCAATGGTATAATCATGTTACAGACCCAAGCGTTATTGAAGCATTTAAGAATAATATATTAAGGAAAGTAAACATAGAAATTGCAAAGATATATTCTGTTGCTCAAGGAGATACTGCTCCTAAGAAAGTATTAGAACATTTACAGAAATTAGCAAATGCTGATACTGAATCTTTTTATCCTGTTGTATTAGAATTAGCTAAACTTGGTGGTGGGTTACACCCTTCTTTAGAGCCTATGCTTAATGTGTTATTACAAACAGGTTCTATGAATAAAGCATTAACTATAGGATTTTCAGAAGGTACAAAGCTCTCATTTGTTCCTAATTGGGATGGAAGATTAGATAAAAAAGAAATAGGAATGTCAAGAGAAGCATCTAAAATAGTATTTGAAAAATATGCTATTGCTAATGATATGCTTAAAGCTAATGGTAAACCTGATTGGAGAGCTGCTAAATCTTTACCAAATAGAGATATAAATACTTGGTTAAGGAATAATGTTGTAGATGTTTTTGTAAGTAGAACTCCTATACCACATGCTGGTGGAGCAGGTATATTTAGAGTTAAATTTATACACAGTAGAAACTTAATAGTAGAAATGAATCCATATGATACTTTCACATTATTTGAAGGTGATTATGATGGCGATTCTTTGCATATAGAGTTTTTAGATGATAATACTTTAGCTGTATATAAAGAGTTTTTTAATAACTTAGATTCAGATCCTATTAATTTAAATAAATATACAGACAAAAAACAGCAATTTGACTTATCAAAATTAGATGATAGATTCAATCTAATGGAAGCATTAACATTTGGTAAGAACGCTATCGGTGAAGTTGCTACTATGCAATCTGTTTATGGTCAATTATTACAAGTTTTTGATAGCATTACTATAGATGGCAATAAAATAACATTAAGACAACCTGATGAGATAATTAATTTCAAAGGTGAAAAAATGAGATTTGATAAGTATTTAAGGATCTTATTACAAGCAGCTGCTGATAATGCTGAGTTTTTATTATTAAAGGATTGGAATTATAGTGTCAATGCTGTACAATCATCTATATTTAAAAAAGCTAATGCTCCTATTAATGAAGATGAGATGAAAATATTAAAGCAATTAATAAGATTGCATAAAATGCCTCGACATGTAGTTCGTGGTAGTGAGTGGGGAATAAGGTATAAACTTGATAATACTATGGATAAATCAGAGAGTTATTTTAATTATACAAAAAACAGAACTCAATATTTTGGAGCTTTGGTTGATAATCCAAATGTAAGTATACAATATAAAGAAGGGGTTACAGCACCTATAGAAGATTTAGCTATAGCACCTTATAAAATGTGGACAGGTTATACTACTAAATGGGGTATAATAGGTCATGAGAATACTCCTGTAAGAATATCTAATATATTGCATGAAAATACTCATTTAAGTACAATGGAAATTATGGAAAAAGAGCATAAAGCTAAAATGCTTAGAAATGCTATGGAAAGAGATTTAAAAGGAGTTGAAGCTACATCTGAAGAAAAAAGACTTGCATTGAGAGGTGAGGTTATAGAAGGTGTTAAATATGTTAAGAATATGGCTAATAGTTTTTATAAGATATTACAAGATTTTGGTGAAATAGGTCCTCAGACTATAGATAGAAATGAGCAAATGATAGAGTGGAAAGAAAAATATCACAAACAATTTAATGAATTATCTGAAACAGCTCAATTATCAGCATCATTTAAATTCTTAGAAAGATGGTTTAGAGAAGGAGTGCAAGAAAAAGTAGCAAAAGTATTCCCTCCTGTAAGTAAATCTAAATCAGAATACAGCTTACTATCTCCTAAAGTTATTGAAACTTACTTTACTGAATACAATTCATTTTTAAAAGAAGGTAATAGAAGATTAGATAAGAGAGATAAAGGACCTAAGTATAAGCCTATGGAAAATATGATAAAAGATAATTGCAAGAAATTAGGTATATAATGGCTACAATATGTGATACAACAAAGAAAACAATAAGAGATGCTGAAGTTAATGACGAATTAAGACAAAAGCGTCAAGATAAATTTTGGGAAGACAATAAAGAACTTTCAAAGTTTTTAGGTTATTCTAAAGATGATATAATGATGATAATTGATAATTTATCTAAAGATGATATGTCTGCTCCTACAGAAAAAGAATTTAATGCTTTATTAAAGGATAAAGGCGAAAAAGCTATTATAGCCACTAAAATAGTAGGTTTAATGGAAGGTAGTGAACTATTAACTGATTTAGCTAAAGAAATTGTATTTAACCATTTACCTGAAAATCAAGCTATAAAATTCAAAAAAGGTCAAATTGATTATACTGAATTAAATATGTCTACATTAAGGAATATTTATCATAAGTTTTTAATGCATTTAGAATCTGATGATGGGACTATATTAGGTAGAGGTGTTTATGGAAATGTTGTTATTCCTATAACTCCAACTAAAAAAATAGCAAGAAAAGAAAAAACTGGTGCTTTATACACAATGACAAAGGCAATTAAAAGATTTCATAATGCTATTGGTAGAAGAACTTCCGACTTTATAAATAAACCTGTTACTACAAAAAGTAATAGAGATTATGGTATGGGTGATGTTTATAATGATGTTATGTCTATAGAAAATGAAATGATATGGAATAATGATACTGTAAGGGAAGATTTGGTGTCTTTTTGGACAAGAATGATGGTTGGTTGGGTTAAGTATGGCAAGTATGTTAAGAAGGGGAAAAAAGAAGTATTTGTAGAATTAGATAAGTATGATCCTAATGGTCAATTTTATATTCACAAGAATTGGATGCCTACTGGTAAAAAATATGAATCTACTGGCGATGCTATATATGCATTTCAAAATTTAACTTTATTGAAAGATTACACTCCATTAAATGAAGATAAAGGTGCTTATTTTATAGATTTACCTAAAAAAGGTATAAATAAAATGCTTCTTCAAAAGAAAAGAGGAAGAGTTGTAGATGATGAGCTATTAAAATATGTAAAATATCATTACCCTGCTTCTGTAAATAAAATAACTAGTTCTCTTGGCAAGGTATTAGGAATAAAGCCAGACCAAGTATTGTCATTAATAAGTACTCCTGATTATAAAAAGACTCCTGTTTATCTATCTTTAAAAGATGATAAGAAAGATGCTATTGATGCATTGTATAGTATATTTGGTGACTTTATTAGAATTGAGCCTGTTATTTATGGTTCTACAGATATACAATATAAACAAAACCATTTTCCTGCTATGTATGGTCATGGCAATAAAAAGTTTCCATTTATATGGGAAAATACTATACAAGATTTAGAACTTAGTTTAGAACAAATTGAAAGTGAATTAGAAACTGCAGAAGGTGAAGATAGAGATTTATTGAAAGCTAAACAAAGAGATAGGGTTAGTGCTATATCAAGAGCTTTATTTATAAGGGAAAGAATGGATGAGTATCCTGTAGATATAGCTAATGATGTTACAATGCCTTTAGCAAGAGATATAAAAAGTTTAAAAAATATAAGTAATGCTATAGATATAAGACATATGAGAACAGATGCAGCTGTTTATAATAAATATGTTAAGCATATAATGGTAGGGATAGAAACTAATGAATTAATATCTAAGTTTATAGATTCTTATTTTACAGCCGAGTCTGATTTTGCAAGGAATTATATTATTAATATGTTTAAAATCCCATTTAATAGACCTGATATAGAAGGTAATTTTTTAGGTTTAAAAATGAGTACTCAAGGGACTTTAGATAAATTAGGTTTAACTACGCCAGCTAATGTTGTTCAAGATAGGATAAGATATATTAGTAGTTGGCTTACAGGTACAAACTTACAGGGAATATCTACTACACTTCAAAATAAATTAGCTTTACATCAAAATGCTATTAATTATGGTTTTGGGAATATAAGAGAAGCTGAAAAGAATTATGAAGCTCATGAAAAAGAATGGGGTAGGATGATAGCTGCTTCAGGTATTATTGAGTTTGGTGACTTTTTTAATGATGCATTAGTTAAGGAAATGGGTGGATTAGAATTTGAATCTCATGTTGTTGATCAGATTCATATAGCTATGATGAATTTTCTTAAAACTAAGAATGAAAAACAATTCAATAAAGAAATATCTGAAATATTAAAAGGTTCAAAGATATGGCTTGAAAATATTCATTTCGATCCTTTAAATGAAGGGGTTGAAAATTATGGTGATAGGATAAAAAAGAGACAGAAAATATTAAAAAGGAAAAGAAAAGTTGAGTTTACTAATAAGCTTGTAGGTTATGCTATTTCTATGGAGTGGCAGGCTAATAAGAATATTAGAGAATGGAAATATGTTCCTGTTAAAAAGTATATTTATGGTGGAGCTTCTTATATTAGAGAGAATATTGCATTTTATAGAAAAAAATACAAATTCACTATGAGTGATACAGAGAAATATATTAGAAGCATTTCTTTTATAATGGGTATACTAAGATTCCAAAAGAATGGTTATTTACCACCAGGTAATCCATGGGAGTTTTCTACTGAAGATTATAATAGAGCTATAGAGGTTGGTAATTCAAGGCAAGATTTTACTAATTTTGGTTTATCTACTCAAGATGTTGGTCCTGGCAATTGGGGTGATGTAGGTAAGCTTATGGGCAAGTTTAAGTTTTGGAGTCAACAAAAAATGGATCTTGATATGCAAATTATCAATGATGCATTAAGAGCTTATAAAAAAATTAGCGATATGAAAGGTAATAAAGGAGAGCTTTGGAATTGGAGTTCTATATATAATGTCTCTAAAGATATGCTTACAAAGGGAAGAAATTTAAAGAATCTGAAGCCTGAAGCTGCAAGATTAAGAAGGTTTTTAACTGTACAAGGTCTTTTAACTATATTGTTTGATTTATTTATATCACCAGCTGCATTTATACCTGGTGCAAGAGGATGGTTTTATGCTACACCTGTAACAAGACCACTTAGAGGAATTACTTCTGATATTTTATCTTTAGCTATGATGCCTTTTACAATAAGCATTAGAATGTTAGCAAGTGGATTGTTGTTTGATGAGGATGAACCTGAAGAAGAAGCATTAGGTATATTTAAATATTATATGCGAAGAACTACATTTGGGTATGCTCCTATATGGAGTACTGAGTCTTTATTGGATGGTTTGTATTATTTAATAATGCAAGAGAATGCAGGTCAAGCAGTAGGAACTACATTCTCTCCATTAAGTCCTAACTATGATGTTCAAAAGAAAGTATCAAAAGCTGTTGACACAATGCTTGATAATTAAGCTTTAGCTGAATGGTCTGTAATAGCACCTTCTTTCATTAATTGTTCAAGCCTTTTCTTTTCACGATAGTTTAATTCATTTTTAGTAACTAATTGCATTATTTCTACGTTTATTACTTTGTTAAGTATAAAAGTGCTATCCTTTCTGTCCATTATTGCTTTCTCCTATTAGTTTTAAAAATGCTTCTATTTCTACAACTGCATATGTTTTAGAATGATTACGCTTAAATATAAGCACAGGTTCTCTGTCATCGCAATTATCTTCTGCTTGTTTTAAAGAGTTCCATATACTAAGTCTCTCTTGGTTTTTGCATTCAAAAGAGTATGGAATCTTACGCTTAGCAGCAGGAGAGAGCTTGATATCCTCTCCACTCTCTCCCATTATTGCTGCTTTCACGTCATCAGGTTCTAAGGTTGGAAAGGAAAAAAGCAACCTATCCCTGACGAAATTCTGTAATCTTCTACCTTTACCTTTTTTTGAACTAGTCTTCATTAATGCTCTCCTCATTTGGAAAAGCATAATTATTATCAATATTATCCCAAAAAGACTTATCTTGCATATCATATTCTTCAGCATATATATCATCATTCCAATCTCTCATAGCATAAGCCATTTCATCAAATACATCTATGTGTTCTAGTATCCATTCTAATACATCATGATAGTTTCCATATTGTAAGAATCTATTTATTTTTTCTTTCTTTTGTTCTTTCGTAAGCTCATTAGCTTTTTCATGTAATGCCATAATTTTCTCCTGATGATTCTTTGCTTCTTTTTCATTTGTAAACTTTTTCCCATCTCCTGTTATAAATATATGAGCAAGTTCTCTTATTACTTTGGGGCGAATATGTCTATTTGCGAAGTCCTCTGTTTCGCTATCTTTACATACTCTGGATTCATTTCTATTCCTATCCATTTTTTACCTAACCTTTCTGCTACTCTTCCTGTTGTTCCTGATCCAAAGAATGGATCTAATACTGTCCCACCTTTTTTACAACCTGCTTTGATACATAATTCAGGTATCTCTTCAGGGTATGTTGCAAAGTGTGCTTCTTTAACAGGTTTAATGTTAATTTTCCAAATACTTCTTCTATTTTTGTATACTACTTTACCTTCTGATTTTTCAATTGTTGGTACTTCTACTGCTTTTGAATCGTAAAAATACTTTCTTGATTTAGTAAGTAAGAATATATATTCATGCGATTTAGAAGGTCTATCTGATACACTTTCAGGCATAGGATTACCCTTATGCCATATTATATCGGATCTTAGATACCAACCTGAGTCTTGACATCTTAATGCAAATCTCCAAGGTATACCAACTAAGTCTTTAGGTTTTAACCCTTCTACTTTTCCTGTTGGTTTCCCCCATTTAAGACCATTATTAGCTCTTGTTCTATCTAAAGAATTTCCTGTTTGATCACCATTTTTACCACCTCTACCACCTCCTACATATGTATCTCCTAAATTAACCCAACAAGTTCCATCAGGCTTTAACACTCTTTTTATTTCTTCAAATATAAGATTGAGATTTTCTACAAACATTAGATGAGTTGGCTCTAATCCTAAACATCCCCACCATCCACCACATTTAATACATAGTTTACTTTCATTGTCTTCAGGAATACTTGCTCTTGAAGGTCTATGCCATTTTACATCTAATCCTGTATTTTTACCTGAATCTCTTTTAAGAACTTTAGATTCCCATTCATGATTACAATTAGGGTCTCCTCCCCATAATGATTTAGGTAATCCATAATCTCTTAATCCCCAGTAAGGTGGAGAAGTAACACAACAATCAATACTTTCACTTTTTAACGACTTTAATATCGTCAGGCTGTTTCCTTGATGTATCATTTTTATGCTCCTCCATCTTTTTAGTCATATACTTGTTAAATTTATCTATATCTTTTTTCATCTCTAGATAACTGTCAAATACTCCTCGCATATGATTAATCATTCCATGCAATTGATTTAAACCTACTTCTATATCGTAGATTCTTAATACTATTTCTTTAGTTGTTGGTTTTTTCCCTGATTTTTTCACTACTAATCCTTTCTATTTAGTGTGGAAGGAAGGGGGACGAGGTATTTTGGAAAGTTGCTATACTTTTTTGGCGTGTGCGTGTCCCCCTATCGATAAATTATAATCCCATACGGTTTAATACTTTTTGTAACTTATCTTCAATATCTGAGATATCATAATGATAATATCCACCTATTTGCTTATATATTTTCTTTATTTTATCTTCAAGATTTTCAAGTCTCATATTTAGCTCATGTATTTCTAAACTATGATCTTGTTTTATTTCAGCTTTTACTTTGCTCTTTGGCACGTTTTTCCTCCTTGCATAATTGTAGTTCGTTTTTATAAAATTTTAATTCTACTTTTAACTTAGCTAATTCTACTTCTAAGTCTAGTATTTTTCTTTTGTATGATGGGGGTATTTTAGTTGTTTTGGACATCTAGTAACCAGCTCTTTCTTATGCTTAATTGTCTTAATCTTTTTCTTAGTGTTTCTATGAAATCTTCTGTTATAATAACACCAAATTCAGTTCTTTCACCTATTTTATCTTGATATTCAACTATCATATCCTCATATACCTTTCTAATTTCCCAATTAAATAGCATATTATTTCCTCTTTATTTCGCTCCATTCAATTTTTGTTGATTCCCTCTTAGCACATGTTGTACATATCTTCATGGGCTTTTGATCTTCATCAGGCAATAATTGAATAATAGCTTTATGTGGTGTAAACTCATATTGCTGTGCTGTATATTTACTACACATTTCACATTTGTTGTAAAATTTGCCAATATAACGAACAGTCATTTACCAAATATAAGGCGAGTACCCTGCTAAAACCAAATAGAATTAGCAAGGTACTCTTTAGGATATCACTAGTTATTATATTGATCTTCTATATAATCGCACATTCCTTGAACAATATAGCCATTCATATTAAAGTCAGCCATAGTTTGTTTCTTGTTATGCCATAATATATTAGTAGATGCATTTAATAAATCCCATCCTCTATGCTTGTTATACTCTTCTTCGCATAAGAATTTATCCATAATCTTACCCCATGTACTAACAGGAACTTTAGGCAAGTATTTATTTCTTATTTTACCTAATGAATGAGAGTTAAGTTCTCCTGTTGCTGATAAATGATCAAATGTTTCAAGATAATGCAGATAAGGTACTTCACTAATTAATGTGCATACTTTATCTAGATCTTCTTGCCAATCACTTGATGTAGGATCATGTTTAAATCTATATGAATCAAAGTATTTTTTAGTAACCATACCATTCATACAGACTAATCTATTTAAGAATAGTTCAAATGATAAAGCTCTTGAACCATCATAACTATTCCACATAGCAAAACCAAGACTTATGTTTTCTCCTTCACCTGCGCATTCACCTATAGCTTGTTCAGTAGTCATAGAATACATAAATTGCTTACCATTAAAGAATGTTTTATTTTCTATCCATTTATGGTCTGATTCTCTTGCAATAGCTTCACCCATTTCTCTCACTTCTTGGTTAGGTATTAATAAGTAATTACCACTTACTACACCTTTTTCTAACCATTTAGTTCCATATTCAGGTTCACCATGTATGTCTGTTCCTACTTTGCACCAATCTTCTAATTGTATAGAATATGCTGATGATTGTATACCGTTATAATCTAATGGTACTTTTCTTATAGGAGCATAAGGGTCTGAGTTTTTAAGTATTTGTTGCATGTTTTTTCCTTTCTTATTTTAAACCTCTTACATAAGGTTTGTATTTTAATTCACAACCAGGTATTTCTTTGCCATCTTTTAAGTCAGCAAGAATCCTCTTTTTATCTAGTTTTAATGTTTCTACCTTTATAAAGTATTCAGAAGGTATAACAAGTTCATCTATTACTTCTACTGATGCTGATTTAAGTATCTTTAATGGATTAAACTCATCAGTTTTAGGAAGCTCATCAAAGCCAGTATATGTATCGACTACTAAGCTTTTTAGTTTCTTTTGTGTATACTTGAGCTTTTTTATCTTATCATCCATTTGTTTCTTATAATCAGTAGCTAACTCTATAGTTTTGTCTAAATTCTTATAATACCAATAGACTCCATTCTCTTTATCAGCTAATTCATCATATAAAACAGATAATTTCTCATCTATTTCTTGTTCTGATAACCAAAAGTCAGCTTTTGTTTCAGTTATATCGCTTGATATATCTAAAAATGATCTTTTATTACTCATTAAAAATCCTCCGTTGTTACTTTATTATTCATTGCTTTAATACGTACATTATCAAGAGTTAACATCTTGTTTAGTGTACCACTTTCTCTATTTGCTACTGTTTTCAGCATTAAATGATTAATATTACCTTGTAAGTCTTTCTTAGATGTTAAAGCAAATACTTTACTTGCATTGTAAGCAATTCTAAAAGAACCTCTTGATGAAGCAATATTAATTCCTTCTGACATAGCTTGTTTAGTTATCTCAGAAACAGTAAAGACTATTATATTATGTTTAATAGCAAGTTCAGTTAAAGCACCTGCTACTTCTTCCATCTTCATATTTAAGTCTCTATGTTTGCTAAGCATTAAACCCATATGATCTACTACTACTATTTCAGGTTTTACAGGTAGCATAGCTATTCTTTTCTCTAATTCTACAGGATAACATGGTGCATAATCAACATGTAGCCATTGAAATAGATTAGATATACCATTAGATGTTTCAAGATAATGCTTTCTTATATCATCTTCACTCCATCCTTTTTCTATCATTATAAATCTTGTCCATATTTGCCTTGGACTCATTTCTAATTCAAGAAAGTATGTTGGTTTCTTAAAAGCATTTACCCAATTCTGTATTAACATAGTTTTCATAGTTTTAGGTGGTGCTTGTAATACTACCAATTCACCAGGATATATAGGAAGATCTTCACCATATAATGAACCAAGATTTAAAGGTTTTACATCTGATGATAAAAAGTTAATAAAATCTTGTTCCATTTGACTTGCATCCATTAATGATTGAGACTTTTTAGATTTATATAATTTGCATGAAGATTTACAATGTTTATCCATAATAAGGTCTTTACAACCATATCTATAACCTTGTCCATTGTGTCCTTTATAGCAATCAGTAACTATTTTATCTATCTCAGGCTTCTTTAATGGATGATCAGGATTATCAACTCTTTGTCTCCAATCTTCCATTATTAGTCTTACTACATTTTCAGGATATAGCCATCTCATCCAAGAAGCTATTCTTAATGCTGTAGCATGTCTACCTCCATATGATACACCTTCTAGCATACTTTGTATACAGGGAAAGTTTACAGGATCAGGATTCATACCTACTTCAGCTTGATATTTAACAGTAGATTTTTTAGTTTCTCTAACCATTACATCAAATACAGGATTACAATCTTCAAATGGTACAGGTTTAACATCAGTTCTTGGCTTTTTAGCAAGTAATTCTATTTGCAAACCACTTGATGTTGTTAGTTCTGTTTCAGTTACTCTTACTTTCCATAATCTTGATTTAGAATTAAGAGTATTATTAAGGCGTATTATCCTTGTTTTATCTGTTACTGAAGGATCAGCATATTGAAATATACCATGAGATTTTAATTCATCTTTTACTTTTAGATGTAAATCAGAGCATGGTTTCCATTTAAATGCTTTATCAGGGATACCAACATGAAATCCTCTACCAGAAAAGTATATATTTATAGGTATACCTTTCTTTTTAAGTAAACTTACTAATGATAATGTTTTCTTTTGTGCATCTTCTATGTTTTTACCATCTACATCTAATAAAAACTCTTTAGGCATATATATTAATCCATCATACCCTGCTAATGTTTTATTATCTTCAAAGTATAATTCTACATCTGTATCATAGGCGAATAAACTAATAAATGTATCTTTAGCTACACATTCCCATTTTACTGCATTATTACTATCTTGGAAATAATGTCTGTTAGCAAAACCAAAGGCAAATTCTCTAATCATTTTTCCTCCTTCATTGTATGGTTTTCTTTAATCCAATGAGATATAGCTAATAAATCGTGAAATATGTGATTTTTTTCACCACCATTTTTAAATTTATTCATAGCAACAGATTCCTCATAATGGTTTTGTTCTTCATCTAAATACATATCAACTATATTCATTAAAGGATTTATTATACTATTTAATCCCTTTTTTAAATCAGAAATTATGTTAGTCAAGTCTTTCATTGCATCATAGACTCTTCCATTATTCAAGTCAAATAAAACATTTTCTAAATCTTGGATAATATGATCATTTAATCCCTTTAATAATCCATGTTGCTTCTGCTTCATTCTTTATTCCTCTCTTTCTTTCTATAATTATTTTATTGTCTTGTCTTAATTGTCTGAAAGTTCTCTCGTATGTTGATGGTGAGCCTAACCTTCTTCTTCCTGATCCTTTGGCAAATTTAACAGATCGTTCAGATAAATTTTGTATATCAGATGTTTTAAACTCTTCTATACCTACTTGATTTAAAAATGTAAGATAATTTATAATGTGGGTTTTTATTGTCACAGGTTTTCCTTTCTAATATGAAATATCCCTGCTATAGTCTTTGGTCAGAAAGATAATATCTAGATCACCAACTCCTGTCTTTTCTATAAAGTTCGTCCAGGGGACTTGCCCTTGTGGCTCATCTTTACAGGTATATCCAACAGCTCATGATTCAAATAACTACTATAACAGGGATATATTTAGTTCAGATTAATTAAAACGGCATCTCTGCAGTTTCAGAACTATCATTTACTACACCATTAGCATTACTAAGCTTTGAGTTTTCCCATTTCTCAGTTGATGCTTTCATTGCTTCAATAGTATTTTCATTAATATCATTGATAGCATTCTTAAATGGTTTAGCAGGTACTACTTTTTGAGATATTCTACCATATCCTTCATCGTTTCTAAAGATATAGATTAATAACTCTTTACCTACTAATGAAGAAGGTGAATCGTCTACTTTAACTACATTAGACCCATTACTATTATCCATTTCTTCAATAATATCAGGATTAGAATAACGAATTAAGTTAGCTATACTAAACTCTTCTCCGTCCTTGTTTCTAGTTTCCCATACTCTACAATTCATGTTTTCAGGTAATCCTTCAAACCACATATCGTAGAATTTAGTACCATTATAATCTCCTGTTTTGCATTTGATTATTTTAGCTTGTTTCCAGCCTGTTGAAAATGAAGCTGTTTTACTTTCTGATAATACAAGTGCCATATTAGGCTCCTTTCTTTAGTGTTTTAAGGCTTAGTGTTTTACCACTGCCAGGTTCTCCAATTACTAATACTTTAAATGAATCCCATCCCTTTTTCTTAGCAACATCTATTAATGTTTGATAATTTTGAGGGGTTTCACTATCTAATAATTGGCTTCTATCTTTTGCATGACAATAATGTTCGTCTCTTGCTGTTACCCAAACATATTCTCTGTCACCACCTTTTCTCTTTACAACTTTAGTATAAAGAACAAAATCAAACCATTTACCTACATCCACTTTAGTAGAACCCTCAATATATGGTAGCATACGGATTACTCCGTTCTCACTATCCATTTCAGATTTACTGTGGCAGTTAACTATTAAACTACTTGGTATAGAGTTTATAAAAGAAAAGAAACTATCTAATTTATCTTTTAGTTTTCCCCATTGTTGTAGTTTTAAGGTATCATTATTGCCTTTTAGCTCTCTTACATACTTTTTAGCCATTTCACTACCTGTGTCTATGGCAAGGCATTCTACTGATGTACCAGCAACTGGTTTGACTTCCCAGGATTTTTGTTTTACTTTTACTCCATCAATATCAATTACTTTCTCTACTTGTTGACGAGTCCATAATTGTTTGACAAATGAACCAAAGTCTGTGAAAGTCTCAAATGACAGATGATTGTATCCAAACATCTTTTTAATGTCTTCAGCACTACCAAGACTTTTATATCCATTTTCTAAATCGACATAAAGTGTTTTCATAAAACTCCTTTCTTGTGTTTTTTGTTAAAAATAAGGGTATATAATATACTACTTTTTATTGGATATTCCTTCTATTTTATCCTTAATCCTGTCTAAGGCAACAGACATATCATCACAAGAGTATCTTACTCCATCTACCTCATCCCTTGAGTTGTCTATAGAGTATGATACTTCATCTGCTGAACTTTTAATAGATTCTAAAAACTCATAAGCATCTTCTAATGATTCTTTTATTTCTTTAACATCTATCTTTCCAGCAACTTTATCATCTTCATCTAGATATAATTCTGATAAAAATAATTTAGTTTCTTCTAAATGTTTTTTTACAGCGTCAAGAGTACCTAACATAGCTTTTATATTACCTATTCTTTCACTTACTTTCTTATTAAAGTTTTCCATACATTCCTTTCTATGTATTTTATTCGTTTATTCTTAATACAGGTATAATATATTCTCTTCCATCTATATTTTTAGCTATAAGAGATCCACCGTCATTACATTCATCATCCATAGATACTATAATTCTAGTATCATTGTCTAATACTAATGTAATAGGTACTTTATACCACATATTTTCTTGGGCTTCTAAATCACTCATGTATTCTACCCTTACTATTCTTCTACCTTGCAATAGGCTTTGAGCAAGATTAGTCCAATCATCTCTTACACTTACCATATCTCAAATCCTCCTGAGTTTTTACAGAATGAAGCAAATTCTAACATTAATTCCAAGTTCATAGGATAACTTGCACCAAAGTTGTCAGGATCTTTTTCTTTATCTGCTTTTCTTTGCTTTTCATAATCATCAATGCCTTCAGCTATTTCAGTAACATTGTCAATTATATAATTACCTATTTTAGTAGCTTGTTTAGCATCAATTACAGTACCATCATTGTATTCACCACCTTGTATTTGCTTTAGCGTTAACAAATCAGGAAATTGTTGCCTAACAAAAGCCCATATAGGTCTCCAATACCATACATTAGCTCTAAAATAGTGTCCTTCTTCTGATGTTGGTTTAATACCACTTAGATCAAATCCCATTACTTCTCCTCTTCTTTGTTTTTAAAATATTTATCTACTAATTCCTTTATGTAAGCTGGATTACTATTAGCTTCTATTTTCCTCAATAGATCCTCAGCTTCTTTAAGGTCTTTTTCTACACTTAGTTCGTATTCTACCTCACCCATTGTAGGTACAACATCGAACATAGCTTTATCATTCATGTGATCAAACACTTTGCTCATATTACTATCTCCTGTTCTTTTTTCTCATTAAACTAAACTCATTCATAGCGTATTGATATATCCACCAACCATTATACTTACCATTTAATAGTTTAATAGATTTCATACGTCTATCATGTGTAGTGAGTTTCTTTTCTTTTACTTTATTTGATTTCCCTTTTTTTGGGAATTTTGCCAACTCTGCCATATTGTTCCTTCCTCTTATTGTGTGAGTTTCTACAGTCGTTACAATCAGAATATATAATTTGTGGATTACCTGCATTGGCTATTGTTCTTTTACACCATCTGCATAGTAGCATTATATTTTCCTCCAAGTTATAATTATTACACAAATAGCTATACTTATATGAAATATCATACTTGATACCATATCTATTAGATATATTAAATCATACATAGCATCACTCATAGCTACCACCATCATCTATTATTAATTCAACATTGTAATCAGGCTTACCTGAATCTTTTTGACGAAAGGCTATAGCAACAACCTTTACATTAAACCTTGCTTCAGCTTCAAATATTTCTTTAGCTATAGTACTTCTTATTGGAAGGATTTGATGTCTTTTATTCTCATCTATCTCTTCATTATTAGTGAATGTTCTTTCATTCATGATAGTTTCTCCTTTAGTTAATTAAATTTGTGAGAGCTGTACCAACAATAACAGGTCATTAAGGATTTTATTGTAACCACCTCACTCTCATTTTAGCCTAACATATTCCTTTGCCAAGGCATCATCTACGAATCAGTTTGGACTTATTTTCCCTGTCTGTTGAGTGCTGAAGTATTTCTACCCTTTCTCCCACATCGACAGGAGGATTAGTTATTGGCTTAATAAAAATATAGGCTGAGGATACGAGGAAATACCCTCAACCTATTTGAGCGTGTTCACACACACTTACTCACCACAATTCATTATCTATCTATGCTCGG